GTGGAGTGGGACGAGGAGAGCAGCCGCTACCACGTCCGGCAGGAGATGCATGACGGCGCCCTGGTCCCGGGCTCCGTCGGCAGCTACCGCGAGGAGCTACTCCCCTGGCGCGTCCTGCGCTACGCCGCCATCGACGGCGAGGACTACGGCCGCGGGATGGTCGAGGAGGTCATCGGCGACCTGGTCTCCCTGGAGGGCCTCACGCGCGCCATCGTGGAGGCCGCCGCGATCCTGAGCCGCCTGGTCGGCCTGGTCGACCCCGCCGGGGCCGCGACCGCCGACGACCTGAACAACGCCCCGAACGGGGCCTACGTGGTCGGCCGCCCGACCGACGTGACCTACCCCCCGATCAACAAGGGCGGGGACCTGCAGGTCGTGCTCGCCGCCTCCAACCGCATCGAGGATCGTCTCCAGCGGGCCTTCCTCCTGCACGCGACCGTCCAGCGTCAGGCCGAGCGAGTCACTGCCGAGGAGATCCGCTACGTGGCCCAGGAGCTGGAGGGCACCCTCGGGGGCGTCTTCAGCGTGCTCTCCCAGGAGCTCCAGCTGCCGCTGGTCCGCATGTTCATGGAGCGCATGGTGCGCCAGGGCAAGATCAAGCGCCTGCCCTCCCGCGCCGTCCGCCCCGCCATCGTCACGGGCATCGAGGCCCTCGGCCGAGGCCAGGAGCTCACCCGCCTGACCGTGGCGGCGCAGACTGCCCAGGCCGTCGTGGGTCCTGAGCAGTTCGTCCAGAATATCAACGTCCGTACCTTCCTCGGAGCGATCTTCGCCGCCGCCGGAGTTGACACGAACGGTCTCCTCCGCACCGAGGAGGAGATCCAGCAGGCCGCGCAGCAGGCCCAGGCCATGGCCCTCGCCCAGCGCGTCGGGCCGCAGGTCGTCAACGCCATCGGGCCGGGGGTCGCCCAGCGCCTCGGCCTCAACCCTGAAGCACCCGCACCAGCATGAGCGTATCGAAAGCAGTGGCGAACGACAGTCCCGCCCCGGCGCCCGCGCCCGCCACGCCCGACATCGGCGTGGTCGAGTCGCCCCAGCCGGGCGATAAGGTCACCCGCATCGAGGCCACCCCCGCCCCCGCGGGCGCCGGAGGCGACCCGCGCCCCGCCTGGCTGCCCGAGAAGTTCAAGAGCCCCGAGGACCTCAGTCGCGCGTACGGCGAACTGGAACGCCGCCTCGGCGTCATCAGCCAGGCCCCCGCGGCCCCGGCGATGCCGGTCGCACCCGCGAGCTCGGTCGCGCCCGTGAGCCCGGCAGACCCCGCGGCACCCACGACGGCGCCCAGCGCCGGCGACATCATCGCCCGCATGACCCAGGAATTCGCCTCCACCGGGGCCGTCAGCGACAAGACGCGCCAGGAGTTCACGCAGCGCACGGGCCTCCCGGACGGCTACATCGACCAGCAACTGGCCTTCCTCCACCACCAGGACCAGCAGGCCCGCTCCATCGCGACCCAGCGCCTGGGTGGCGAGGCTGCGGTCCGCGAACTCACCGACTGGGCACGCGGGCACCTGCAGCCCGCCGAGCGCGAGGCGTTCAACAGCCTCGTGTACTCCGGGGACGAGGTCAAGGCCCGCCTGGCCATCGACGGCCTGGCCGCCAAGTACGAGGCAGAGGTCGGTCGGGCCCCCCGCATCATCGCCGGCCGCCGCCCGCAGAACGACCACGGCGGCGTCATCCCCTTCCAGTCCGAGCACGAGCTCCACGCCGCCATGCGCGACAAGCGCTACCGCGAGGAGCCGGCCTACCGGGCCCAGGTCGAGGACCGGCTCCGCGTGGCCCAGAAGATGGGGCTGATCCGGTAGTGGCCGTGGCGCATGACGATTTCAGCGATCCTGTCCTGGACAGCATGATCGACCACAGATTCGGGCCCAGCTCCGTGAAGCTGACCGACGACCAGGTGGCGAGGATTGTCTCCCTCCGGGACGGGATGCGCCTCCTCGCGCGCCACATCGCCTCCCTCTGCCCGCCCTCCTGGGAGCGCGACAAGGCCCTGGAGGCCCTCGACGAGTCCCACTCCTGGACCGCCAAATCCATCGCTCGCAACTGACCATGCGCCGATTCGCCTATCTCGTCCTTTTCTACGCCGTGGCCCTCTCCCTGGCGATGCTGTTTCTCCCCGGCTGCGCGAGCGCGCCGCCCGGCGTCTACTCCGTCGAGCAGGTCACGCAAGGCCTGGAGAATAGCGTCGAGGCCGGTATCATCTCCGAGGCGCAGTCCCAGGCCGTGGGTGGCCAGATCGCCGCGGCCCACCCCGGCATCCAATGGGGCGCTATCCTCGGCACCGTCGGCACGATGGCCAGCACTCTGGCCCTCGGCTACCTTGGCATCCGCAAGGTCGACAACAAGCACATCCTTGGGAGCGAGGAGGCCGCCGCTGTGGCGGAGCTCGTCCGCACCCGCCTCCATCCCCCGTCTCAACCCGTCCAACCCTCCTAGTATCCCATGGGCAAGCAACGTCAGCGTTTCGTCAACGACTCCGCGTATCAAACTCAGCTCAGGCACGCCTTTAGCGCCGCCGTCGCCCCTACGGTCGCTGCGGCCGGTGGTACGTTCCCTGTTGTGGGTACGAAGATCCCGTTGTCGGCCGCTCAGTCGGCGAAGGCGATGCAGCCCTTCGGGCTCGGCCTGACAGGCGGCGATGTCAGCCTGGACGACACGAACGACCGGATCCTCCTGGAGCCGGGCGTATACCGCGTCGAGGTCAGCCTTCTCCTGGTCGAGGCGGGCACCGACTCCGACTATCACGTTGCCCTCACCACGGCCGCCGCCGCGGCGGTTGACGTCGAGTACGAGAACGTCCACGGCGCTGTCCTCCTGTCCGCCTCCAGTTCGCACTTCCACACGGTCCAGTACCTGACCGTGACGACCGCCCGCGCCCTGGAGCTGCACGTCGCCTGGCAGACCGCCGGCGCCACCGGGACCATCCGCCCGGGCAGCTATCTGGAAGTAGTGCGGATTGGGAACGTGGAGTGACCCAGTGTGCGGCGGCAACGCCGAATAGCCCGCATGGCGCCTGCAGCCCCGGCGCCGGACGACCGCGAAACACGGTCGCTTGAAGTAGGGGACTGGCGCTCGCGAGTCGTACAAGTGGCAGTACGGGGCCCATGCACCCCGGATGCGGGTTCGACTCCCGCCTCGCGGCGTCGATTGGCCGAGTAGCTCGAACCCGCAACCCGCGGGGCGCCCTCGCGGGCGACGCAGAGCCTCCCGATACAAAGGGATGAGGTTGGCGGTGCAAGCCCGCCCTCGGCCCCCATCCATTCGGTGTTCGCGCATAGCGAATGCCGACGTATACCCCGCCGGGGGGCTCCCCGGTACGACAGCCAGATCCGACACGAGGGTCCCCGGCCCCCCACGGGGGATAACCGCGCGACCGACCCGAGCCGAGGAGTGCGCATGTCGGCCCCCAACCGACACTGACCCCACGCCGAGCTCCCGTCATACGGGCCGCCTGATAAGCGAGCCGCGAGACGGCCGGCAACCCAAGGAGGCCTCCCATGGTGGATGATGCCATCCTCTCTCGACCGGGCGCGATCAACAACGACTTCACGCCCGAGTCGGACGCAAGTGCTCTCTTCCTCAAGCTCTTCATCAACGAAGTCCTCGTCGCCTTCGACGAATACAACGTAATGAAGCCCTACATGATGCGCCGTGAGGCGCCTCGTGGGGCGAAGAGCGCGCAGTTCCTCGTCACCGGCCGCGCCAAGGCCACGGGTCTGCTGCCCGGCGGTACCGGCGTGATTACGAACATTTGGCAGGATTCGGTCTACAACCAGCAGATCAAATCCAACGAAAAGGAAGTGTTCCTCGATGGCCCGATCATCTCGGCCACGGCGATCACCGAGTTCGACGAACTCCGCGCGCAGTACGACGTCCGGGCCGGCCATGCGGCCGAACTCGGCAAGGGCGTCGCCGAGGAGTTCGACATCCGGAGCCTGCTGATGGTCGCCAACGGCGCCCGCTCGGCGGAACTCATCTCCAGCGGTGACGGCGTGAACAACAGTCGCGCCGGTATCCGCTTCCTCGACGCGGACTGGAACAGCAACGGCGCGAGCGCCGCGGCGTCCCTGTTTGCCCTCAAGCGTCTGTTCGATTCTAGATTCGTCCCCGCCCTTGGCCGGCATGTCGCCATCACTCCCGAGTGCATGTCGAACCTGGCCCAGCAGACGGACCTCATCAACCGCGACTGGGTTCAGGGCGTCAACGGCGACTTCGCCGATGGCTCCGTGTTCAAGGTCGCCGGGTTCCAGCTTCACGTCTCGGCTCGGCTGCGTTCGGCGGACAACACCGCCGGCCTGTCGGGCGAGCAGTCGGGCGCGTCCAACCGCACCGGCGCGCTCAACGTCTACGGCGGCTCGTCCGCGCCCGCAGCCGCCAACGGCGGCGCCGCGGTCGTGGCGGGTGCCTACGACAAGACCGTCGCCCTCGCCTGGCATGAGGCCGGGATCGGCTACGTCGAGCGCCTGGGCCTGACCCTGGAGAGCGACTACGACATCGGCTACCAGTCGACGCTCATGGTTGCCAAGAAGCTGTGCGGCATCTCGTGGCTCCGCCCCGAGGCCTGCATCGAGGTCACTGACGCCTAGT